AGCTTCTGGACTATTCTTTGTTGGAGATGGTGATAATAGTTTTAAATATTCATTTAGAAAAGAAAACAATCAAGTAACTGCAACAGCAGAAAGAATTATATCAAATGTTTCAGTTTCTACTTCTCATGGATTGCAGAAAAATGATAGTATTAATTTAGTAATCAAACCATCTAAATCTATTGGTATTGGAAATTCTACTGCAATTAAAGTAAAATATAATTCTATAAAAGATAAATTATTAATTAATCCTATTGGGTTTAATTCCACTGGAGTTAATACTACTACAAATATATTAACTATTAATTCTCATGGATTTAAGACTGGTGATAAAGTATTTTATGATAATACTGATGATGATATTATTGGTGGTTTAAGTACTACTGGTTATTTTGTTTATAGAGTAGATGATAATAAGATTAAATTATCAAACACTTATTACGATTCTACTATAACACCACCTAAAGTTGTATCATTAACATCAATAGGTGGAACTTCTCATGAATTATCATTAATAAATCCACCAATTAATGTTATAAGAGATAATGATTTAATATTTGATGTTTCTGATTCTTCTTTATCTGGATATAATTTTAATTTGTATTATGATGAAAACTATATTAATAATTTTGTATCTACTGGTCAAACAAATAGGTATACTGTTGCTATAGGAACTACACCTGGTAATGTTGGTGCAGCAATAACTTTAAATTACTCTAATAATAATCCATTAAGTTTATTTTACAGTTTAGAAAAGGGTGGATTTATTAGTACCTCTGATATTGATGTTATTAATAAATCAAAAATTTCTTATATTGATAGTGAATATATTGGAAATTATTCAGTAGTAGAAACTACCGACACTTCATTTAAAGTTGTTATAGAAGATAAACCAGAAGTTCTTGGATATGCTGCAACTACTATTGGTGTGGGTGGAACCATAACATATAATACAAATTCTACTAGTGCATTAGGTCCTATTAATTCAATAAAAATTAATTATAGAGGAGAAGGATATAGACAATTGCCAAGATTTGTTAGTGTTGCTTCAACTCAAGGTTTTAATGCTAATATTTTACCTAGATCATCTACAGCAAATAAAATTAGTAATACTAATATACTTAATGTTGGGTTTGAATATTCATCTGATAAAACTTTACTACCAATAGCAAAAGTATCTCCAGTAACTTCTTTGAAAAATTATGATTTTATTACTGGTGTTGATATTATTGATGGTGGTTCAGGTTATCAATCTAATCCAAAACTTATTGTTGTTGATAGTGAAACTGGCGAAACTAATGATAATGGTGCGATAGAAGCAATTATAAGTTCATCAACACAGTCTATTGAGGAAGTTAATATTTTAGCAAATCCAAAAGGTGTTGGTAATGCTGAGATATATGCTATTGATGGTACAAATGGTATTCCAATTACAACCATTAATATGAATTCTGGTGTTGTTAATGATGCAGTATCAGGAATTGTAACTGTTAGATTGGGAACACCTGTTCTTGGTTTTTCAGAGATTCCTTTTGCAGTGGGTGATCGGGTATTTATCGAAGGAGTACAAAATATTGATGATGGGAATACATTAAATTCTCCTAGCAATGGATATAAGACATATCCAGTAACAGCAGTTACTAGTTCAAATCCATTTACAATGAAAATTAATTTAGATGGAATTATAACTGAACCTGGAATTGCAAAAACAGATCAAACTTTTGCACAAGTAATAAATTCTAAAAATTATCCTAGATTTAAAATAACTCAAGAACCTGGATTCTTTATAGAGGGTGAGAAAATACTAGTAAAAATTAATGATGTATTTTTGGATAAAAAATTAATATTGGATAAAATTGGAAATGATTATGTTAAAATACAAGGTAAATATGATCTTAAACAGGGAGATAGAATAAAAGGCGAAAGCTCTGGTGTTATTGGTAATATTAATACATTATATGAAAATAAAGGTTCGTTTATAGTTGATTTTTCATCTAAGAAAAATCAAGGATGGTTAGATAATGTTGGAAAATTAGACCAAGACTATCAAGTATTGTCTGATAATGATTATTATCAAAATTTATCATATACTATTCAAAGTCCAGTACAATATAAAGATTTAATAACAGATGTAAATAGATTAGTTCATACTGCTGGTCTTAAGAATTTTGCTGATGTAGGAATAACTTCAAGTGTAACATCTGGATTAACAACTAGCATTGATACTACAACAATAGTTCGTGATCTTTTATCAAATAATAGAGTTGATGCTATTACTAATTTTGATCTTGTTAAAGATATTGATTTCCTTACAAGTCCATTAAGAACAAAATTTATTCAATTTAAAACTAGAGAACTAGTAAATTACTTTAAATGTAAAACTAATAGAGTTTTAGAAATTGATAATATTAATACATTCTTTGGTAATTCTTCAAATAATGCAAAATTAGATGGAACAGTTGCTTTAACAGACAATTATAATAGATTTTTAGTTCAATCAAGAAATCCTATTAATAGTGATATTCAAGTTACTGAATTAGTTACTTCTATAGATTTTGTGAAAGAAGATGTTTATACTATTCAGAAAGCTTCTATAGGTGATGATCTTGTAGAGATTATTGGTGATAAAGTATTAAATGGGCAATATCAACTTAAGTTCAATCCAAAAAATACTTTCGATGTAGATCTTGATATTAAAATTTATCAAAATGCATTTGATGTTTCTAGTACTGGAATAGGAACTACTAATTTTGGATTTGTTGAATTAACTGGTACAGGACAGAATGTTGCAACTGCCACTACTCATACTTTAACATCCGCAAATATATCTAATATAGATTCCTATTTTGCATCTGTTGAGGTAAGAGATACATTTACAAATGAGATTCAAATTGTTGATTTATATGTAACTCATGATGGAACTAATTCTTATATTTCCAATTATGAATTTAATCCAAATAATTCTAGTGGTATTGGATCTTTCAGTTCTAAGATAGAGTCTAATATTTTATCTATTGATTATACTAATGATAGATCAAATGAAGTCTCTCTTCTTAGTAAAATTATTGGTTTTGGTTCTACCACTTCAGGTATTGGTACATATAGATTTAAATCTGATATTCAACCAGATGGATCTGAAGAGACTTTAAGAATTGAATCTTCTTTTACGAATGTATCTGCTGGAGCAACAACAATAATATCTCAATTTAATAAAGTAAAGGATAGTAGTGTTAAAAGTATTATAAGAACTTCTATAGGAAATACTAGTTCTATACATCAATTATTACTTACTCATGATGGTACTGATACAATTCTTACTGAATATGGATTTATATCTGTTGATAATAATCTTGGAATTGGTACGTTCTCATCAAAATATAATGGATCAAATATTGATTTAGTATTTACTCCAAATTCAGATTTTTCAAGCGATGCTGTAGAAGTTCAAGTATTTAATGAAGTAATTAATACTAATATTGATTTGATCAATGAACCATCCATATTAACTTATGGAAAATCTATCGATTCATTATCATTATTACAATTCACTGGTACTAGTAGTGTTAGTTCTAACATTAGGGCTTTTAGATTAAATTACAATAATACTCCAATCTTTGGTAAGTATTTTAATCCTGGTGATTCTACCAAACTTGATTTAGGAACAGGATTATTTAAAATTAAAGATCATTTCTTTAGTAATAATGAAAAAGTAAATTATACACCTGGTTCTTCTATTCAAGGTGTTGGTATTTCATCTTTAGTTATGTCTAATGGTAGTGCTTTACCTGAAAATTTATATGTTCTTAGAGAGAATGAAAATGAATTTAAGTTATCAATAACAAAAGCTGGTGCTGCAGTAACATTTAATTCTTCTGGAACTGGTAATTATCATAGATTGGAGATGGATAAAAAGAATGAAAAAAGTTTAATAGTGTTAAATGACATCATTCAGTCTCCTTTAGCATATACCCCAATTTCACATACCCTTAACAATAATGTTAGTGGTTCGGTCTCTATTTCTACTTCTGTTATTTCTCTTTCTGGTATTTCAACAATACTTATTGATGATATTTTGAATGTTGGTGATGAATATATGACAGTTAAAAATGTTGGAGTAGGAACTACTAATGTTGGTCCTATTGGATTTGAAGGATCTCTTAATCTTGTTGAAGTGGAAAGAGGTTCTGTAGGAACATCTGCAACAACTCATGCGGATGGTGCTGCTGTTAGATTGTATAAGGGAGGATATAATATTATTGGAGACACTCTTTACTTTACTAATGCTCCAAGAGGAAATGATGAAACTGCAAAGATTGAATCTAATAGAGATACTGGAAAATCAAACTTTAGTGGTAGAGTTTATTTAAGGCAGGATTATTCATCTAATATGATATTGGATGATATATCAAATCAATTCACTGGTATTGATAAAAAGTTTGTAGTAACTTCTAATGGTATTAATACAGTTGGACTTTCTACAGGAAGTACATTAATGTCTATTAATGGATTCTTCCAAAAACCAACAACTGATAATAATTTAGGTAATAATTATTTCTTTGAAGCAGATACTTCTGCAGGTATTACTACTGTAGTATTTACTGGTATTACTTCTTATAATGGAACGCAAATAATAAGTGAAGATGATATTAATCAGAACCAACTTCCTAGAGCTGGTCAAATAATATCCATAGCATCTACAGGTGGATTGGGTATAGCACCTCTGGTTGGAGCAGCAGTAACAGCAGTTATTGGTGCTGGAAAATCTATTGTGTCTGTTGGTTTAGGAACTACAGATTTTAATGGATCTGGATATAGTTCTGGACTAAGTACAACTGGAAATGGTTTAATATCCATTGGAATAACAGATGCTGGATATGATCATAGATTTGTAAGTTCTGGTGTAAATTCAGTAACAGTTGCTGCAAATGGTATTGGTGCTAATGCTACATTTACACCTACAGATGCTTCATATACGTCCCATACAGGCGTTCTAGTATTGACAAAGCAGAATCATGGTCTCATTACATCTGATTCTCATAAAGCGATCACAGGAACCCAATATAATGCAACTGTAGGTATTATGACTGTTAAGTTAGCAGCAACACCTAGTCCTGCACTTGCAAATGGACAATTGGTTAAAATTGACGATCTTGGTGTTAAGTTTACTTGTGATAAAGATGCTCATGCTACTGAACATGATTATCCAAGAGAAAATGATCCTCTTAGTGGTAAATGGGTTCCTATTTCAAATGTAACTGGTGGAGATACATTTGAGATTACTGTTCTTGATACTATTCCATCATCTAACACTGGTATTCATACTTTTGTGTCTGGTGTTGCAAATGCTATTAAACGATCTGCTAATACATTATCAATTGCCAATGATAGTTTAGTATTTAATTGTTCTTTAGATGGATATCAAGCTAATAAGGCATATCCACGTGCTGGTATAGATCCTGTTGCTGGAGTATCCACCACTATTCTAGAAGCAACTTCAAATACGGTTACTGTAAATATTGGACCTGGTGGAGGAGCTGGAATTGGAGCATCAATTAGAGCTTCTGTTGGTATTGGTGGTACTTTAACATTTGAAGTTGTTGAAGGTGGTAGTGGATATGTTAATCCAATTATAATGCCACCATCACCATCTTATGAAAATCTTGAAGTAATTGGAGTATCTAGATTAGGTCTTGGTGCAACGACAGATACTGGTAAATCTTTATTAGTTTCTATTGATGTTGGTCCTACTTCTACAACTGGTATTGGATCCACATTATATGAAGTTAAATCTTTTGAATTTACAAAAAAAGGATATGGATTTAGAAAGGGTGATGTATTCAGACCATTATTCAATGGAGAAGATATTAATAAAGTTGGATTAGTAACTGATGTTGGATTATCATCACCATTATCTAATTTGGAATTTACTGTAAATAGTACATTTACTGATCAATTCTCATTATGGAATGTTGGAGAATTTGATTATATTGATTCTATAAAATCATTACAAAATGGTGTTAGAACAAGATTCCCAATGAATTTTAATGGAGAATTAGTTGCCTTCCAGGTAGATAGTAATGATGTTGATTCGCAATTAATTGATATAAGATCATTATTATTGATATTTGTTAATGGTGTTTTACAAGTTCCAGGAGAAGCATATTTCTATGATGGTGGAACTACTTTCGCATTTAGTGAACCACCAGATGAAAATGATGATGTTGGAATTTTCTTCTATAAAGGTACAAATAATGTAGATGTTGTTTATACTGATATAATAGAAACATTGAAAGTGGGAGATGATGTTCAGATTCTTAAGAATGAATCATTTATCGATAGTGATGGTATACAAGTAGGAATTCTTGATCAAGAACCAAGAACTGTTGTAGGTATAACAACATCAGATACTATTGAAACTAATCTTTATTATGATGTTGGTATTAATGATGAAGTTGATAGACCATTAACTTGGATTAAACAAAAAATTGATAAAGTTATTAATGGTAATATTGTTTATAAATCAAGAAATTCTATTGAACCTTTAGTTTTCCCTGAAGCAAGAATTATTGGAGATTTATCAACAACAGATACTGAAGTCTTTGTAGACAACTTGAGTTTATTTAATTATGAAAAAGAAAATCCATTAAGCATAGATTCTATAATTTTCCCTTATTCAGAAAATCTAGTAGGTGCTGCTATTACTGCTATTGTATCTGCTACTGGTACTATTTCATCATTTGATATTGTTAGTGGTGGTTCTGGTTATGTTGGAACAACAACTTCTATTTCAGTTGGTGTACCAACTACAGGTATTATCGCAAATACTGCGAAAGCAACTGCATCAATTACTGCTGGAATTATTACTAGTATTACTATTACTAATCCTGGTGTGGGATATACTAGATCAAACCCACCAAAAGTTATTGTTGCAACACCAAAAGGATCTAATGAAACGATTACTGGTATTGCTGCTACTGCAGGATTTAGTGGAATAATTACTGGAATAACAACTACAACAGGAACTGGAGGTAATCCATTAGCATTAAAATTCTTTGCTAAGATAGGAGATGGAACATTTAGTGGTTTGAATAATGGATATCCAATTTACATTTATGATACTTCTGTTGGAAGTGGAGTAACATCTATTGATGAAGGTGGAAATAGTGCTGTAGTTGGAATAGGAACTACTTATTTGGATAATATCTATTATGTTAGAAGTTTAACTTCTGTTGGTACAAATGGAGAGTTTGTAGTTAATGTTGATTCTGGATCTAATATCGTTGGAATTGCAACTACTGGTACTTGTGGTAAATTTACTTGGGGTAGACTAAGTAACTTTAGTAGAGGTTCTAATCCAATATCAATAGGAGTTACATCTAAAACAATTTCTGGTCTATCAACATTCCCAACAATTCAAAGAAGGAACGCTGGATTTAGAAATACTGGTGGGATAAATAATCCAACATAATCCGTATAAATAAAGAAAAAAGCTATAGATATGGCAGCAATTGTAACAGATCAATTTAGAATTAATAATGCTAGTAATTTTTTGGGGGATATTAATGATACCTCAAACTCGTATTATGTGTTTGTAGGGTTATCAAATCCTGGTATTACTGCTAGTGGTACAATTCCTGCATATGGTAGAGCAACTAGTGATGCTAATTGGAACGCTGATGGTACTAGACCAAATCCTATCGATAATATTAATTATTTAAATCATAGTAAAGATACTATGATTTTTGGTAGAAAAATTAATATCGATAATGCCAGAAGAGTTATTAGAAAACAGACTTGGACTAAAGGCACTCAGTATGAAATATATCGGCATGATTATAGCGTTAATAATCTATCTCCAAAAACAAAATCTTCTAGATTATATGATGCAAAATATTATGTAATTAATAAAGATTTTAATGTTTATATTTGTATTGATAATGGTTCCTCAGGAATTAATACTGAAGGAAATTTATCACAAAATGAACCTTTATTTACAGGAGTAGAACCATCTGCTGCTTCAGGAGATACTGATGATGGATATATTTGGAAGTACTTATTTACAGTTGCTCCAAGCGATATTATAAAATTTGATGCAACTGAGTATATTCCTTTACCAAATAATTGGTCAACATCTACAGAAGCTCAAATAGAATCTGTTAGAGATAGTGGAAATTCTGATATTAATAATAATCAGATTAAAAAAGTATATATTGAAGACCAAGGTAATGGATATGGTGGTTCAACAGGACAAGAATTTCCTATTGTTGGAGATGGAAGTGGTGGAAAGGTTATTGTTGATGTTATTGGTACCAAGATAACAAATACTCAGGTTTCTGTTGGTGGTCAAGGATATACTTATGGTATGGTTGATTTAAGTAATATTTCATCTGGTGTACCTGCTGGAACAAAGGCAAAGTTAATTCCAATTATACCTCCTTCAAAGGGACATGGGTATGATTTATATAAAGAATTGGGTGCAGATAGAGTTTTAATTTATGCTAGATTTGATGATTCTACTAAAGATTTTCCAATAGATTCTAAATTTGCACAAATTGGAATAGTTAAGAATCCAACTTCAATTGGTTCAACCTCAATATACACTCAAAACCAATTTTCTTCAGTATCATCATTATATTTAAATTCATATACTGCTGTTCCTACAGTAGGTTCAATAATTGAACAAGATATTAAATCTGGTGGTGTGACGATTGGTAAAGCAAGAGCTTATGTTGTTTCATTTGATGTTATTTCAGATACTGATAAGATTGCTGTTATGAAATATTATCAAGATAGATCTTTATATTTTAATCAGACAACTGCTGATCAAACTGATAGAGCATCTATTAGTGAACTTGGAGATACTACTGGAAAAATTTACAACTTCCAATCTACTGAGGATGATAAAGTTAAATTAGTTGGTACAACAAATCTCTATACTATAGATACTTCTTTTTCTGGCATTACTACCAATCCAACTGGTAATAAGGTTATTGAACTTGGAGTTGAATTTGAAAAAGGAATCTCTTCATCTGAGATAAATAATCAGTCGGGTGATATTATCTATTTGGATAATAGAGCATTGATCACTAGAGATAAAAGACAAAAAGAAGACATTAAAGTAATCCTGGAATTCTAAAAAATGCCACAGAAAACAAATTTAAATATAAACCCATACTATGATGATTTTACTAAAGATGATAATTTTCATAGGGTTTTATTCAGACCAGGAAGACCTGTTCAAGCAAGAGAATTAACGACTTTACAGTCGATATTACAAAATCAGATTGACACTTTTGGAAGTCATATCTTTAAAGAGGGATCTATGGTTATCCCTGGTAATGTTGATTATGATAATGAATATTTTTCAGCAAAATTAGATTCTGAACATCTGGGACTTCCAGTATCATTGTATATTGATAAGTTAAAAGGAACAAAATTAAAAGGACAGAATTCTGGTATTGAAGTATTAGTCACTGATTATAAATTACCTTCAGATTCAGATGATATAACTGATGTAACATTATTCATTAAATATCTTAGTGCAAATGATGATAATGTAGATTCTAGGTTAACTGATGCAGAACCTTTATTGGCTCAACAAAGTATAACTTACGGAAATACAACTATTGATGTTGGAGAAAGTGTAGCTAATTTAATATCTTCAAACGCAACGGCTACTGGTAGTGCAGTACATATTGCAGAAGGAGTTTATTTTATTAGAGGTAATTTTGTAAATGTTTCTGCAGATACTTTAATTTTAGATCCATATTCAAATAATCCATCATATAGAGTTGGTTTAAATATCTTAGAATCAATTATCACCGCAAAAGAAGATAATTCTTTATATGATAATGCTAGGGGATTTTCTAATTATGCTGCACCAGGAGCAGATAGATTAAAAATTACTACTACATTAGCTAAAAAAGATTTGAATGATTTTAATGATGGTAGTTTTATTGAAATCGTTAAATTAAGTAGCGGTGACGTTAAAAAAATACAAGATACTAGTGTTTACGCTGAAATTGCAAAAGAATTTGCTAGAAGAACTTTTGAAGAATCTGGTAATTATTCCATTGGCAATTTTAATGTTAATGTCTCTGAATCTTTAAATGATAATATTTCAAATGAAGGTATTTTCCAACCAGATCAAATTACTGTTGAAGGAAATACACCATCAGATGATTTAGCCTGTGTTGAAGTTGAGTCTGGTAAAGCATATATTAAAGGATATAGAGTTGATAGAGATGGAACTACAATTGTAGATATACCAAAATCAAGAGATATTGAAACAATAGAAAAATCAAAAATTAAATTTGATATGGGAACTCTAATTAGAGTTAACAATGTTTCAGGAACTCCTTTAATAGAAGTTGCTAATTCTAATAATAATATCGTTAAATTATATGATCTAAGAAAAGCTACAGGGGTACTAGATGGTCCACCTACTAATGCTATTGAGATTGGTCAAGCAAGAGTATATTCATTTGGATTAACAAATACTCCATATGTTGATAGTTCTAGTGAATGGGATTTGAGATTGTTTGATATACAAACATATACAAAATTACAGTTAAATCTTGCATTAACATCTACTGAATGTCCTATTAGTACATTTATTAGAGGTGCAAATAGTGGTGCAAGTGGATATGTTGTTTCATTATCTGGTAGAGTAGCTACACTTTCCCAAACATCAGGAAACTTTATTAGTGGTGAGAAATTATTAATTAATGAAACTGATGAATATTCTAGAACTGTGGATAGTATCACTGTTTATGGTGCTAGAGATATAAAATCAGTATATCAAGATAGTACTGCTCTTGGACTTAAAAAGGATTTTACAGCAGATACTGTATTAAAAGAGGTACCATTATTTACTGGTAGTATTGAAGTCGCTCCTGATGGAACCGACATGGCAGGAACAATTAAATCTAATGGTAATACTTTTACTGGAGTTAAAGTAGGATCAATAGTTAAATATCAATCTGGAGATTTTTCATCACCTACTAAATTTAGTACATCCGCAAATTTCAATAGAGTTACTGCAATTTCTGCAGATTTAAGTGAAATTAGTGTTTCTGGTATTGGTAGTGTTGTAGGAGTATGTACTGGTTTTGTTGGAGTAGCTACAGGTAGTGGTATAAGTCTTGTAGTTCCAGAAATACTTAATAGTCAAACAGGAGGTCTTTATAGTCCTATTGATATTCCTAATGTTTCAAATTTAGATTTATCAAATTCTGAATTAGCAGTTACTACTCAAATTAAAGATGAAACTTCAGATGGTAATGGAAAATTAACAGCATCTGTATCAAATATTACAGGTATAACTAGTTGTTTATTTTCTGATTTTGATCCTGAAAAGTACTCTGTAATTTATGCTGATGGAACTGTAGAATCATTAACCAGTGATCAAGTTACATTTTTAAATGGATTTACTGATATAGAAATTGAAGGATTAAAAACTAACCAAAGTAATAATGTTACTGTTAATGTAACAGTTGAAAAACAAATTATTAAAGAGAAAGTAAAACAATTTAACAGAAGTAATCAACTTATAGTTGATAAAACAAATTCTGGAATATCAACTACTATTACTGGATTATCAACAAGTAAATTTTATGGTTTAAGGGTAGAAGATAAAGAAATATCTTTAAATGTACCTGATGTATATAAAATCTGTGGTATTTTTGAGTCTAAAAATACTTCAAATCCAACTCTAGATAAATTAGGATTTGTATCTGGATTAGCATTAGATACAAATGTAGTTGTTGGTGAAAAAATTATAGGAAATGATACTACTGCAATTGCTCAAGTTGTAAATGTACCATCTCCAACAGAAGTAGAAATTGTATATTTAAATAGTAATATTTTTACTCCAAATGAAGTAGTTACTTTCCAGGAATCTAATATTATTACTACATTACAATCAATATCTTTAGGTAATAATTTAAATATTACAAATAATTATTCTTTAGATACTGGTAATAGAGAGCAATATTGTGATTATTCTAGAATAGTTAGAATAGGAAATCGTCCTGCACCAACTAAAAAGATATTAGTAGTTTATGATTGTTATAAAGTACCTACTGATGATACTGGAGATGTATTTACTGTAAATTCATATAGTAAAGATAGATATTCTAAAGATATTCCAATATTAGCAAATGGTGTAAGAGCATCTGATACTCTTGATTTTAGACCTAGAGTACCAGAATTTAGTGCTAGTGATAAATCTCCATTTGCATTTACAAGTAGAGATTTTATAAGTGGAAATGGAACTACACCATCTTTAGTCATATCAACTGAAGAAACATCAACAATTGGTCTTAGTTATTATCTACCTAGAATTGACAAATTAATTCTAGGTTTAGAAAAGGATAGTGATGGAAATAATAGTGGAAAATTCTCATTAATAAAGGGAGTTTCATCATTAAATCCTAAAGAACCAGAATTAATTGATGATGCAATGCATATTGCATCAATTCATCTTCCTGCATATCTATATGATGCTAAAGATGCAAAAATATCTCTTATTGATAATAAGAGATATACAATGAGAGATATTGGAAAATTAGATGATAGATTAACTAATTTAGAGACAGTAACAAGTCTATCTTTACTTGAATTGGATACTAAATCTTTCCAAATTCAAGATGCTGATGGTTTTGATAGGTTTAAAACTGGTTTCTTTGTAGATGATTTTAAAGATGCTGAGAGAATGGATTTTAATAATCCAGATCATAAAATTGATATTGATCCTTCTAGACAAGAAATGCTTGTCCCTATAGATAGAGCTACTTTTAAACCAGAATTAGGCGTTGCAGAATCATATGATGTTGGTACATGTGATTTTTCTCAAAATCTAGATTTGCTAGATTCAAATGTACAAAAAACAGGTGAGTTAGTAACATTAAAATATACTGAAGAGGAATTTATTAAGAATGCTTTTGCAAGTCATATAGAGAACGTAAACCCATTTACAGTTGTTAGATATACTTGCGATATTAAACTAACTCCACAATCTGACAATTGGACTAGGACTATTCCTTCTATAATACGCAAGACAAGAGTTGTATGGGGTGATTATAATGGAGAATTACCTCCTGATGATATACTTATTGGAACAAGACCAGATGATCATATAAGATCTAGAAATGTTGGATTCCATGCTGTTGGTTTGAAACCAAAAATAAGATATTATCCATTTTTTGATTCAAGAAGTGGTATTGACATAGTTCCAAAATTAATCAAAATAAGAATGGTTTCTGGATCATTTGAAATTGATGAAACTATTAGAGGATATGGTCTTAATAGTTCTACTGTTCCTAATATTACATTTAGAGCTGCACAACCAAATCATAAAACAGGTGCATATAATAATCCAGAGACATTTTACTATGCTAATCCATATGATCCAACAGTGGATATATCAGCAGTATATACTGAATCATCTACAATATTAAATGTAGATATTGCATCATTATGTGAAGATGCTCAAGGAGATTATCATGGAAGAGTTTCTACAGGAATGCGATTTAAAGGAGAATCAAGTGGGGCAACAGCAGTATTAGATTATACTGTAGAAGCAGGAAATCCAGTTCAATTAATTTCTGATAGTTTTGGTGCTTTATCTGGATCATTCTTTATTAGAGAACCTAATTCAGATCCACCACCACCATTAAGATTTCCTAATGGTACTTGTACATTTAGATTAACATCATCTAGTACTAATCAAACTATATCTGCTGTTGATAGTGGAGGAACTGTTACTCAAGGAGAAGCAGAATATACTACCAATGGTACTATAAGAATGGTTGATAGAACTCCAGTCGTGATTCGTATTCCACCCCCACCACCTCCACATGATGACCCATTAGCTCAGTCATTTACTACTGGTCCTGATGGAATGTTTGCATCATCTGTAGATGTATATTTTGCAGAAAAAGATGAATTCCAACCAATAACTTGTGAAATAGTAACTGTTGAACTTGGAACTCCAACAAATCAAGTATTGCAGGGGTATGCTCAGGTTCAATTAGATCCTCAAGCATTAGATTCTACTGGAACTTCTATTATTAAAACTTCTTTAGATGCCTCTATAGCAACTAATATTAAATTCCCATCACCAGTTTATTTGGAACCAAATACTGAATATGCTTTGGTTCTTAGAGCAGGTTCTAGTAATGCTTATAAAGTTTGGTGTTCTAGAATGGGTGAACCTACTATCGAGACTAGAGATCTTGATGCAGCAAGTCAATCTATCATTGGTGATCAGTATATTGGAGGAAGTTTATTTAAGTCTCAGAATGCGACTATATGGACTCCTAGCCAATATGAAGATCTTAAATTTACATTATATCAATGTAATTTTGAAACATCAGGTAGAAACGGAACATTAACATTATACAATCCTTCTCTAGAGTATAAAAATGTTAACTTTAAGACTGGTACGAATGCTATAGAAACATTCTCAAGAAAATTAAAAGTTGGTATTACTCTTAATGATAAGGCAAGTTTATTGAATGTTTTAACTCCTGGAAGAGAAGTGTCTGCGTCTGCATCAGGAGCTCCTGCAGTTTCTGTAGATGCAACAGGTCTTATTGAGCAAATTGGTGGTCCAATTAATAAACTATCGGCTGCAAATGCTGGTATAGGAACTACTAATGGTGGTTCTGGTTATGGTGGATCTACTCATAATGGAGTCCCATTATTTACAATAACAGGTAATGGTTCAGGTGCTACTGGAAATGTAACAGTATCAAATGGTAAGGTTACTAATGTTGCTATAGCAAATACTGGTTCTGGGTATGTAGTTGGAGATGTCTTGGGAATTACTACCTCATCTTTAACAGCACCTAATAAAAAAGGAACTGGTGCTGAAATAACAATAGATGATGTTTGGGGTGTAGATACATTATACTTATCAAATGTTAAAGGTGAAAAATTAACCACTAATAATTATTTGGTATATACCAAAGATGATGGAACAACTTCAACAGGGGCAGCAACAACTGTCATAACAAGTTCTACTGTTAATGGTAGTCTTTATGAAGGTAATGTTATTAAAGTTGATCAATATAATCATGGATTAACTTCAGATAATAATAAAGTTATTTTAAGTAATATTGAACCTGACACAATTCCGACAACTTTAACTGCAGATCTTAGTTTAACTGGTACTACAATTTCTGTTGCTAGTACTGCGACATTTGCAAATTTTGAAGGTATTACAACATCTAGAGGTTATGCAAAAGTTGGTAATGAAATAATATTCTATGATGGTATTGGATCTGGAACTCTTAGTATATCCCAAAGAGCTTTTGGTGATTCAGTTCAAGATGCTCATTTTAATGGAGATAGTATTTCTGCATATCAGTTTAATAATATCTCATTAACAGGTATCAATACTACTCATGATATGATTACTTTACCTAATGCATTGAATGATCTTAAGACAATAGATAGTTATTATATTACTGCATCAAGAACTGGAAGAACCAATCTTCCAGATAGAAATGGTGGTAAAGAGCAACTAAGTTTTGCGGAAAATAGTTTTGGTGGTGGAGACTATATATTATCTACCCAAAATCATCAATATAATACATTCATTCCTTCTTTTAATGTTTTGGTTCCTGGAACAGAAACAACTTTAACTGCACAGTTAAGGTCTGTATCTGGAACTAGTGCTGGTGGAACAGAAGTTTCATATATTGATCAAGGATTTGAGTCTGTTAATTTTAATCAAATTAATAGATTATCTTCTCCTCGCATATTATGTTCAAGGGTTAATGAAACTACTAAATTAACTAGTTTACCTAGAAATAAATCAGTTACTTTAAATGTTAATTTTTCAACCACTAATCCTGTTTTATCCCCAGTATTAGATCTTGATAATGCAGCATTTAGGTTATGGAGAAATAGGTTAAATGATCCAATATCAGATTATACTACTGATTCTAGATCAAATGCATTAACTGGCGATCCACATGCATCATGTTATATCTCTCAAGTGGTTAATTTGAAACAACCAGCAACTTCATTAAAACTTATAGTTGGTGCATATAGACATGTATCTGCAGACTTTAGAGTTTTATATAGATTACTAAAACCAGATTCAAGTGAAGTTACAGAATCATATAACCTATTCCCTGGATATAATAATATTAACGAGAAAGGTGAAGTTATTGATTCTAATTTAAATGATGGAAGACCTGATGTTTTTGTTCCTGCAAGTTTGCTAAATCAATTTAAAGATTATGAATTTACTATTAATGATGAGGATGAATTTACTGGATTCCAAATCAAGATAGTTATGAGTGGAGATAATGAGGCATTTCCACCTAAATTTAAAGATCTGAGAGCAATTGCTTTAGCATAATGTTATCTGTTGAAGGTCATAAAAATCTTTATAGAGATGAAAAATCTGGAGCAATTGTAAATTGCGATGATCGTTCTTATTCTTCATATATTAATATGAGGAATAAGAAAAAGCATGAAAAAGAAGAATTGAAAAGATTACGGTCTGATATAGATGAGATAAAATCTCTTTTATATGAGGTGTTAAATAAAAGATTATAAATATTTAAAAATATATTGAGTAATAATGGCAGTATATGTATCCAATATAGTAATTGAGCAAGGATTTGATTTTGATACGTCCTTTCAGCTAGAGGATACTCGTTCTAATGCATTTTTAAATCTTACTGGAGCATCTACATCAGGAATGCTTAGAAAGCACTCTACTAGTGCTAATCCAGTTTCTTTTGCAACTACTGTCACTTCTCCAGAACAAGGAATTATATCCATATCTTTAACTGCTTCAACAACAGTTAATATAAAACCAGGAAGATATGTGTATGATGTAAAACTAACTACTGCAGAAGGTGGTGAATATAAAGCTATTGAAGGTTCAGCACTAGTACGAGGTGGAGTAACAAGGTAATGCCAAATATAAACGACAGAATTGGGTCACAAAATGTAATTAGGGTATTATCTAATGCATCAGCACCTCCAACAAGATTAGTTAACTTGAGTGATGTTAATTCATCACGTAAAACTGAAAATGGGATGGTTCTAGTATGGAACTCATCATCAGAATCTTTTGTAATGTCGGATCAATTTCCTTCTACAAATTTTATTGTAGCTGGAGTTACTACTTTTAGTAATACAACAGATTCTATTAGTGATACAACAGGTGCAGTAGTAACTGCTGGTGGTCTTGGTGTTGCTAAAGGTTTAAATGTTGGTGGTAGATCTGTTTTTGCGGGAATATCAACTTTTAATGGTGCCTTACTTGATATTAATGGCGAAGTAAATATATTAAAAAGTTTAATATTACAAGAAAATCTTAATGTAACTGGTGTTACTACACTTGCAGGTATTGTAACAACTGGTGGAGATTTATATATTGGTGGGGATTTATATGTTAAAGATGATGTTGTATATGATGAAATTAGTGGTAGAAATCTTAATGTAACTGGTGTTGGTACTATTGCTAATTTAGACATTAGTGGAGATGTACAAGTCTCTGGTATGTTAACGGTTGGATCATCTAGTATAACATTTGACGGCGATAATGATATTATAAATGTTGGTACTGGAATAACTATTAGTTCCGCAGGTGGTTTTTCTGCTACTGGTGGACTAGCAATTTCTGGTGTTG